CGCGAGGCCGACCAGACGAGTCAACGTTTGGTCAAAGAGATTCGCGCGAAGTCGCCGCGCCGAACTGGCGAATACGCGAAAGGCTGGACTCGGAAAAAGATGGGCGGGGACGGCGAGATCCGCTATGTCGTCTACAACCGCAAGAAACCGTGGCTCGCTCATCTGCTCGAGTTCGGCCACGCGAAACGCGGCGGTGGGCGCGTAGCCGAGCGGCCGCACATCCGACCTCCGGCCGACAAGGAGATTGAGGCGTTTCAGAACCGCGTCCGCGCGATCATCCGGAACGGAGGCTGATGCGGCATGACGCTGGCCGAGCTGAATCAAGCATTGAAGGCGATCGGGTATCCGGTCGCCTACTCTCATTTTGTCGATACGCCGCAGAACCCGGCACCGAAGCCGCCGTTTATCACGTACCGAGAAGCGTACAGCAACGACATGATTGCAGACAATCAAAACTATGTACCAGTCTCCAACGTGCAGATCGAGTTGTACACTGACCGGAAAGATCCGGCGGCGGAGGCGGCCGTCCAGAACAAGCTCAAGGAGCTCAGACTGCCGTACTCGAAGACCGAGACCTACATCGAGGACGAGAAACTGTTTCAGGTTATTTACGAAATCCAACTGATTGGAGGGTAACAGAATGTCCCAGAACAAAGTGACGTTCGGGCTGGAGAAGGTGCACATCGCCTTTTTCGACGATCAGACGGCGCAACAGCCGGCGTGGGAGACGCCAATCCCTATTCCGGGCGCGGTGCGGTTCACACCGACGGCAGTCGGCGAAACGACCAACTTTTATGCGGACAACACGCTGTATTTCAGTTACACTGCCAACAACGGCTACACGGCGGAACTTGAGATGGCGAACGTGCCGGACGCGATCCTGGCCAAAATGCTCGGCTGGGAGATCGACGAAAACGGCGCGCTGATCGAGGTTTCGGACGCGATTCCGAAGCACTTTGCACTCATGGCGCAGGTGCAGGGTGACAAGCGCAACCGCCGGTTCGTCTTCTACGACTGCGTGGCGTCCCGTCCGGCGAAGGAACGGCAGACTAAGGCCGAGTCGATCACGCCGAACACGGACGTGCTCAACCTCACGATCTCGCCTATCGAGATTGGCGGCAAGATGATTGTTCGCGGTGAAATGGAACTGAGCGACACCAATGCGACGGCATACAACGGCTTTTTCGGCGCCGTATATGTGCCGGACTTTGACGGCGGAAGCGGCGGTGGCGGCTGATGCGCGAGGTACAAGTCGGAGACAAAACGCTGAGGCTCAGGGGTTCCGCCCTGAGCCTTCTTCACTATCAGCAAGAATTTGGCCGGGACCTTCTCGGCGATATGGTCGGGATGATGACGGGGCTGGCCGGGTTTCAGGCGTTCTCGAACGGTGCCGAGGTCGACCCGTCCAGACTTGACCTGAGCAAACTAGATTCGGTGGCGATCCTTCGGCTGGTATGGACGCTGGCGCGGACGGCTGCCGGCGTTGGCGGGCAGTTCCCGTCGTTTGCTCGCTGGCTCGAGGAGCACGAGGATATTGACATTTTTGATCCAGAGTTGATGACGGCAGTAATGGAAGAGGCAACGAAAATCTTTTTTCGTCGAAACAAAACCGTGGCACCGGCGGCCCAAAGGTGACACGCCGAACCGTGTCGACCGCACGGACATCAACATCATCGCATTGGCGCGGCGGATCGGGCTAACCATGACGGAGCTCGACATGCTGACCATGCAGGACTTTTTCGATCTTGTCTATGCCTACATGGGCGACGATCCAAATGCGCCACGCGAGGCGACGCAGGAAGACATTGACGCATTTTTCCGGGGGTGAGTAGACAGTGGCTGAGACAATTCGTGGCATTAACGTCGTCATTGGCGCAGACACGACAGGGCTGTCGAAAGCCCTCTCGGATGTGAACAAGAAATCAAGGGACATCCAGTCTGAGCTGAAGCAAGTCGAAAAATTGCTCAAGCTGGACCCATCCAATACAGAATTGGTCGCGCAGAAGCAAAAGCTGCTCGCTGATGCGATCGAAAACGCACGCGAGAAGCTGGACCGGTTGCGCGCCGTACAGGAGCAGGTCGCTGACCAATTTGCCAAAGGCGAAATCAGCGAAGGGCAGTACCGCGCATTCCAGCGCGAAACGGAAAAGACGCGCCTGGAACTGGAGAAGCTTGAGCAGCAACTGCGCGATATGGGGCCTGCCGTCAAGTCGCTCGGCGAGCGGATGCAGGAAGCCGGCGAGAAAATGAAGTCTGCCGGCGATAAAATGACCGACATCGGAAAGAAGATGAGCCTCGGTGTCACAGCGCCGCTTGCAGCCGCAGGCGGTGCTGCATTCAAAATGGCCGCCGACCTGAACGATGCCCTCGGCGCGACGGAGCAAATCTTCGGAAGCGCGGCCGACGCAGTCAAAGAGTGGGCGGATCAGCTCGAGAGCTATTACGGCATCGCTGAGGGAGAGGCGCTCGAGTATGCCAACATGATGGGCTCGCTCCTGCAGAACATCGGCGGGCTGACCGAACAGGAGGCGGCCCGGCAAGCGCAGACGCTGGTTCAGCTTGCCGGCGACTTGACGGCCATGTTCGGCGGTACGACTGCGGACGCTGTGCGAGCTCTTACCGGCGCGCTCAAGGGCAATAACTCGATGCTCGACAATTACGGCATCGCGGCCAACGAGGCCATGATCAAGACGAAGGCGCTAGAGATGGGGCTCGTTGCAGAGGGCGAGCAATTGAGCCTTGCCGCCAAGCAGGCCGCCACGCTAGCACTCATCATGGAACAGACGACGGCTGCGCAGGGGCAGGCTGCACGCGAGGCGGAAGGCGCCTCCGGCTCCATGCGGGCGCTCACGACCGAGCTGAAGAACCTCGCGACGGATGTTGGCGAGGTACTACTCCCGGTCATTACGCCGTTTGTGCAGATGCTAGGCGACATGGTTCGGGCTTTTGGCGAACTTTCGCCGACGACGCAAAAGGTGATTGTCGCCATCGCCGGGATCGCGGCGGCCGTAGGGCCTTTGTTGATCTTTGTCGGTAATCTGATCAAAGCCGTCGGAACGATCACTGCTTTATTTGGCAGCATGTCTGCAGCGGGAACAGCAGCAGCAGCGGGAACAGCAGCTGCAGGGACGGCGGCCGGCGGGGCTGCGGCCGGTTTTACGGCGCTGCTCGGGCCGATCGGGCTGGCGATTGCGGCAATTGCCGCGCTCGCGGCCGCGGCGTACTTGATATACAAGAACTGGGAGCCGATCAAGAAGTTTTTAACGGAGCTGTGGGACGGCATATCGTCGTATCTGTCTCAGGTCTGGCGCAACATCTCGGACGGTATGACTAAAGCCTGGAACGCGCTGTTGGACAGGATCCGCCCGATCCTTGAGGGATACAAGACGTTTTTCTCGGGTGTCTGGGACGCGATCAAGAACATTTTTGCCGGCGCGCTCCTGCTGATCATCGACCTTGTGACGGGCGATTTCAGCCGCCTGAAAAAGGACGCTGAGGCGATCTGGAACAACCTCAAAGATGCGTTCCGGCGGATCTGGGACGGCATCCGGCAGGTATTTAGCGGCGCGCTGGATCTACTCGAGTCCAGTTGGTCGGCAGCGTGGAGCTCGATCAAGTCCATAGCGGACAATATCTGGCAGGCGATCAAAGATGGCATTCAGAAGGCGATCGATTGGATTCGCGGATTGCCGTCCGAAATGCTCCAACTTGGCAAGAACATCATCCAAGGGTTGATTGACGGCATTAAGAATATGGTTGGCAAGGTCGGCGACGCAATCAAAAGCGTTGCCGACAAAGTAACCGGCGGACTGCGCGACTTTTTGGACATCCGCTCGCCGTCCCGCGTCCTCATGCAGCTCGGCGAATACACCGGCGAGGGTTTCGTTCGCGGTCTCGAAAAGACCGTAGACGCGGTGCGCCGAGAGGCGGCCGAGATGGCTGCGGCGGTCACCGGCGGGCTCGGCGGGCTGTCGGCGCCGGGCGTTGCGGTGTCTGGCGGAGCGGGCGCGGCGCGTGTGGCAAACGTGAGCCTCGAGGGCATGTTCGCCGGTGCGAATTTTTATGTCCGGTCTGACGCGGACATACAGGCGATCGCGCGCGAGCTGTATCGACTGCAGCAAGGCGCAATGAGGGGGGCGGGATTGGCATGATGCAAAACGGAGGTTTTGTTCTGGGCGGTGTGTCGGCGAAGGAGCTCGGCATCATCATGATTAGCTCGTCCCGCCGCCCGATCCTGCCCAGCACGGTCGACCGGACGATGGCGATACCGGGCCGGCATGGCGCGTGGGACTTCGGCGCCGACCTTGGGCCGCGGCAGTTTGAGCTCGACTGTGCGCTGATCGAGCGGGATGCGGCGGCGCTCCAGCTCGCTGTTGAGCGGCTGGCGGCGCTGTTGCTCGACAAACACGGGCGGCCCCGCGAGCTCTCGCTGCGACTGGACATCCGCCCGGAGCGTGAATACACGGTCCGGTATGTCGGATCGCTCGATATCGAGCGAATCATCGGGCTGGGGCGGTTCACGCTGCCGCTGGTGGCGTATGACCCGTACAGCTACGCCGGCATCACGGACTACGACGAAGGGCCGTACCAGTACGACACTGGACTCAAGTATAACACCGGCCTGCGGTATCCCAACCCGACTGGATTCCAGTGGCGTTACGGTCAGCAGCACAGCTCGCTGTACAACCACAGCTCGCTTGTCACGCCGCTGATCGTGACCATCGCAGGGAGCGTGAGCGGAGTTAAAAT